AGGCCACGCGCCACCCCGTGTAAGGAGCCGGCTATGCCCGTTGCCAGAGGAATGACGCCTTACCGGGTGTCGTGGCGCTGGTGTTCAGTGCAGCGCCCGATGTCTGATAGCCGGTGAATTCGACGACGTCGTTTACCGCCAGCCGGAGAATCGCGCTCGCGCCCAGCGGCATGTTGTACGCGCCTCCCGAGGCGGCGCCGGTGCCTGTCATCAGGTTGCCGTTAACGCTGATCGTGAAGATCCGGAAGCCGGTCGCGTGCGGAGCCCATGCCATCGACGCGATGATGATCCAGATGCCGGCCTTCTTGATGGTGAATTGTGTGCCGCCCGCATCGGCCATGACGCCGGGATCTTCGTCCTTGGTAGGGAACGTGATCGTGGTGTACGTGGCGTTGTTGACTGACTGCGCGCTTGTCTTGGTGAAACGGCCGAGCGCGGGTTGTTCGGCCGCAGCGAGGCGCGTGTCGAGAGTCTTTGTAGTTGCATCCGAGGCAACAGCGAGGGCCTTGATCTGGCTGGCGCCGTCGGGTGGGTCGGTCAGTTCGGGGTATGGCCATGCGTAGTTCGGCGTGGTGCCCATGTTCGTTCCTTCTTGCTAGCCGGTCACGGGAGTAGGTCCGCCCACGTGTTGAAGGTTCCGGGGTCGCCGGGTGGGCCCTGGATTCCTTGCGGACCCTGGATGCCTTGTGGGCCCTGGGCGCCGGTGTCGCCCTTGGGGCCCTGGGCACCGGTCGCTCCCGGGGCGCCAGTCGCACCGGTGTCGCCCTTGGGGCCCTGGGCACCGGTCGCGCCCGGGGCACCGGTCGCGCCGGTGTCACCCTTCGGGCCTTGAGCGCCGGTCGCGCCGGCCGGGCCTTGGATGCCGGGGTCGCCCTTGGGACCTTGAGCACCGGTCGTACCGGGCGGGCCCTGCGCGCCGGTCGCTCCCTGCAGGCCCTGGGCGCCGGTGTCGCCCTTGGGGCCCTGCGGACCGGTCGCGCCGGCGGGGCCCTGCGGGCCGGGGTCGCCCTGCGGCCCGGGCGGGCCGGCCGGGCCCTGCTCACCTGATCCGCCGGCTGTGCCGCCGAGCACGACGGCGTTGCGCCGGAACGTGACGAGCACGGCCTGGTCGCCGACGGTCACAGCTGGGCCGACGTAGATGATGCCGGTCAGCGGGTTGCCGTCGCCGATGTCGACGGAGCACTCCCCCGCGATGGTGTCCACGGCGGTCACGTTGGCCAGGTAGCAGCGCACCGGGAACGGGTCGGCGGCGGCCCGGGCGAGGTCGGTCAGCGGGGTCTGGGTCACTGCGGTCTCCGGACTGCCTTCTCCACCCGGACGTTGGACACGTAGATCTTGTGTCCGTTGGGTAGCGCGGTGCCGTTGGCCTTGTCCATGTCGACGCCGATGGTGAAGGTGGTGCCGGCGCCGACGTCGAGTTCTGCTTTGACGGTGCGGGACTTGCCGGGGTGGATGGTGACGAAGGCGCCGTAGACGCCGCCGGAGGCGTTCGGGTCGACGTAGGCGCGGGCGCGCACGTCAGTGGACGTGCCGCCGTTGCGGACGCTGAAGGTCACCCGCAGCCGGCGGGCGGCGGGCATGGTGAACACCGACGGTGAGTGCAGTCGGGCGGTGGCCGACCCGTTGGCGGTGAACAGCAGCCGCGAGCCGCCGTCCTTGACGGTGCCACCGGATCCCGACCAGCCCTTCGTGGTGTGGCCGGTCAGGTCCACCGACTTCGACGCCACGTTCGTCCAGTCGGCCTCGTCCCGGACGGTGTAGGCGTCGGTCAGCACGGTGCGGCGCGGCCCGGACCAGTCGCCGACGGGCACGAAGGTACGCACGGTCAGCGACCAGCTGTCCGCGGCGGTGAGGCCGATGCCGGCGCCGGTGAGGATGCCCGTTGTGGCGATGCCCTGGGCGTCCTCGATGCGGATGATGTCGCCGGACTCCAGCCCGTAGATCGGTGACACGTCGCCGGCGACGTCGCGGACCTGGGTGAGGGTGGACTTGAGGACGGTGTCGGCGGCCGCGGCCGCGGCGGCGTCGTCGGCCACGTTGGTCGAGTCGACCTCGATGGTGACGGTGCCGAACGGTCCGTACGCGGCGGTGTCGGCGTCGGTGTTCGTGTACGCCTCGACCAGGCGGCGCTGCTCGATGCGGGTCCGGGCGCCGGCGGCCTTGACCTCACGGGTGTACAGGAGCAGGGCGACGTTGGCGATGCCATCGCGGTTGGCCTCGGAGCTGAGCTCGACGAGGTTGCCGAGCTGGCCGCCGCGGACGGTGATGTCGGCCTCGTCGGTGGCGTCGCGGGCGGTGGTGAGGCGGAACGCGGCGCTGCCGTCCAGCGGGGTGGTGATGACCCGGCCGAGGCGGGCGGCGAGGTTGACCGCGGCGTCGATCCGCGAGCCGGTGTACTGCAGCCGGGCCGTCGGTTTCGCGGTGGCCGAGGCGTCGCCCGGGTCGACGGCGGTGGTCCACCAGGCGGGGATCCCGGTGAGGGTGTCGGCGAGCATCGTGGTCAGCGCGGCCAGGTAGGTCAGGCCGGTGGTGACCTGCCCGGCGGCCAGCGTCGGCAGGGCGTAGTCGACGACCAGGGCGCCGACGTCGGAAGCGGTGATGTCGATGGTGCCGTCGAGCGGGTTCGGGTCGAGCTTGTCGACCCGGTAGTAGCCCAGCGGCGCGAGGATCACGGTGCCGCCGACCCGGACCACCTGGTGCCACAGCCGGATCCACGATCCGAACTGGGTCAGCCAGTCGCCCACGTCGTCGGTGTCGTCGGTCCAGGACATGACCGACAGCGTGGCGGTACGGGCCGGCAGCGTCCCGATCTCCGTCAGGGTGATCGACCCGGACCGCACCTGCATCGGATGCCATTCGCCGCCGTCCGGTGCGCGGACCTCGGCCACGGCGATGAGTCCGTGGTCGCGCTGTTCGACGTCGCGGATGTCGTCGCCGCCGGGGATCACGATCACGGTTTGCGGTTCCCGCCGATGAGCGCCAGCCAGTCGAGGTAGGAAAGATTTACCCATGACCAGGTGACCGGTGACGGATCGCCCGGGCGCTGTGGGTAGCCGTTGACGACGTCGGTCCAGGACACCGCCACGACCCGGTCGGCGGCCATCCGCAGCGGGTCGTCGACCTCGACGTAGTCGAACCGCAGGAACCACTTCGCGGCCTGGCCGCGGCGGGCGAACGTGGCGTCGCCGATGGCCATCATGCACGGCAGCCAGCCGGTGCCCTCGCACAAGGTGAGCAGCAGCGGGTTGCCGGTGGCCAGCAGATGCTCGAGGTCGCCGCGGTCGGCGATGTCGTCGACGGCCAGCACCACCGACCCGTGCCGGCCCTGCCGGATGTCGTGCACCACCAGCGGCAGCCGCCGCCCGGAGATGTCGTAGATGTGCTGGTAGGCCGGCAGCGACTCCTCATCGGCGGTGACCACGCTCACCTGCCGGGAGGTCTGCGGCTGGGCCACGTCGCGCAGCCACGCCTCCGCCGGCGTGGCCGTCGAGGCCCGCTCGTAGGCGGGGTCATCGGCGGTGGCGTCGACCGGGCAGACCACCCACGTGACCGTGGCGCCCAGCGGCGGACGGTAGTCCTCGCCGTACCCGGCGCCGGTGGCGTCGAGCCAGGTCGAGTCCTCAAAGCCTGGGATCGGGATCAGGTTCGTCGCGGCGACCGCGATCCGCTTGACGGTGTACCCGGCCGGGGCGTCGCGCACGTCGAACCGGACGTACCCGTACGCCTCCTGCCACAACACCGTCAGGCTCACACGACCACCACCGAACGGCGCCGCAGGTTCCGCGCGGCCGCCGTCGCGTTGGCCCGGATCCGCACGTCGATGAGGTCGGCGAGCTTACGGTCGGCCACCTGCACGATCACCTGTGAACCGTCGGTCAGCGCGGCGAGCGCGTCGCGGTCGACGCCGCCGGCCGAGGCGGGCGCGGCCGGTGCCGCTGCCCGGCTGGTGGCGACGCGGGGCGCCGGCGCCGGCGCGGCCGGTGGCGGTGCGGCCCGGCCGAACACGCCACCGACCTTGTCGATGATCTTCTGTACCGCTTTGGGGATCTTGATCTTCTTGATCCAGTCGATGACCGTCCTCACCGCGTCGACGACGGCGTCGAAGATGGCGATGATCGGATCGAACACATTGGACTTGAGCCAGTCCCAGACCGCCTTGAACGCGGCCTTGAGCCCGTCCCAGATTTTGATGACCTTGTCGACGGCCACCTTCGCGGCCTTCCACAACGCCGTGTAGTAGGCGACCAGCGGCGCGAACACGTACGCCTTGAGGAAGTTCCAGACCGCGAGCGCGGCCTTCTTGATGCCGTTCCAGGCAGCCTGCACGATCTTGCGGAAGGTCTCGGACTTCTTGTACGCGATGACCACCGCGGCCACCAGCAGCAGGATCGCGATGATGATGAGCACGATCGGGTTGGCGGCCATGGCCGCGTTCATCGCCCATTGCACGCCGGCCCAGATCTTCGTCGCGACGGCGGCAATCTTGCTCTCCTTCGCGAATGCCTTCGTGGCGATCGTGGAGATCGTGGTGACGGTCGTATGGATGCTGATCGCGGCGTTGGCCAGCAGGATGGCGGTGGCGAGGATGCCGAACGCGATCGCGAAGATCTTGACGGCGCCGGCGTTGGTGGCCGCCCACCCGCCGAGCTTGGCGAGCCACCCGGCGAGGGTCTCCATGATGGGTAGCAGCCCGGTGCCGATGCCCTCCTTGGTTTCTGAGAGGGCGGTCTGCATGCGTTTCCATTTGCCGGTGGCGGTGTTGGCGGCGACCTTCGCGGTACCGCCGGTCTTCTTGCCGAGCTCGTCCATGATGACGGCCATGTCGCCGGACTTGACGGCGGCCTTGGACAGGCCCGGCACCAGCCGGCCGATCGCGCCGGTGTTGCCGGCGTAGCCCTTGGCCAGGGCGTCGGCGACGGTGGTGACGTCCTTGCCGGTGGCGGCAGCCACGTCGAGGACGGTGGTCATGTCGCCCTGGGCGGTGCCGACGTCGCCGGTGGCCCGGGCCAGGGACGCCAGCGCGGGGCGCAGCTGGTCGTCGGCGACGCCGGTGGCCAGCGTCGCCTGGGAGATCCATGCCTCCGTGTTGGCGATCTGCTTATCGCCTGCCCCGGCCGACTTGCGCAGCTGGTTGGCGAGGATGGCCTGGCCCTGGGCGTCGTCGGCGGCGGCCTTGCCCATCGCGCCGAGGCCGGCCAGCAGCGCGGCCGCGGGCAGGGCTGCCTTGCCCATGCCGGAGGCGAACTTGGTGGCCTTGCCGCCGGCCCTGGAGAACGTCTGCTGCGCCTGCTTGGCGTCGGCCAGGATCCGGATGACCAGCGTGGTCGGGTTGTTCGCCACCGGCTACTCCTCGTCCTGCTCGCGCAGCAGCTCGAGCACGGTGGCGATCTCCGCGTCGGCGGCCGCGTCCCAGTAGGTCGTCGGGACGCGGGTCCTCAGCATGAGAGCGACGCTCATCCGGGCCCGGGACCCGTCCGGGTAGGGTCCACCTCGTCGGCGCCGTCCTCGTCGGTGAGCACCTCCACCTGCAGCGCCTTGGACTCGAATGCCTGCAGCGACACACCCTCGAGGACACCGGTACGCAGCATCGCCCGCCACGCCAGGTAGGTCGCCCAGAACATGGGCCCGGTGTCCGCGGCGGGCCAGTCCCGGTGGCGGGCCTTGTCCCGGTCGAAGGCGACCATGTCGGCGTTGAGGATGCGCACCTCGTGTTCGGTGCCGTCGTCGAGGACGACCCGGGCGCGGGGCGTGGTCAGCTTGGGTTCAGCCACCTTCAGCACCCCGGATCCGGCCGACGATCTTGTCGATCTCCGCCTCGTAGTACGACGTCCACTGCGACTCCTTGGCCTGCGCCGCCTCGTACACCCACGGCTGGGCCTCGATCCCACGGGCCGGCCAGCCGAACTCGATGACGTTGGCGTACGGGACGGAGGCCCGGCCGGCACGGACGATGGCAGCGGTACGCGTGCCGGCCGGGCGCACGGTCGCCGCGAGCGCGCCCGTGCGTCGCGGCGTCCGTCCGACCGCCTCGGCGCTCACCAGCGAGGCGGTCTGCTTGTTGACGGCGTTGAGGTCGGACAGGTCGGCGCCGGCGGCCTTCATCGTGGCCCGCAGCTGGCGGGCCCCGTCGACGCGCATGATCGGTTCAGGCATAGACGGGTTCCTCGTCGCGGGCAGGTTCCTCGTCGCGGGCGGGCGTGGCCGCGGCCGCCGACGGTGGGGGCGTGGCGCCCCAGGTGGGCTCGCCGACGATGTCCCATTCGAAGTCGACGCTCATGTTCTTCTTGACCTCGTCGCCGCCCACGTCGAGCGGGTCGACGATCAGGTTCCCGACGACGGCCTTCGCCTCCGCTGTGGACGGTTCGAACACGAACGGGAACTCCAGGCCCTTGTTCGTCCAGGTGAAGTCGACCATCCCCTGGTCGGACAGGTCGAGCAGGACGGTGCCGGTCAGCTTCGCCGTGTAGGTGATGCCGCCGGCGATCGTGTCACCGCACAAGGTCGGGACGTCGTCCTCCTTGTCCTTGTCCCACTCCACCTTCGCGGCGGACACCTGGCACGACAGGTCCAGCCCGGTGGTGGTGTCGCCGATGGTCAGCTGGCCCGGCCCCAGTTTCGTCGCCTTACCCGCCATGGTCGTCCGTCCTTTCTAGATGGTCAGGGTGAGCTGCAGGGCCGGCATCGCCTGGCCCTCGGTCACAGGTATCTGCACGGGTTCGACCCGCTGCACGTCGACGGTGTCCAGCGCGGCCATCACGGCCGCGACGAGCGGGTCGCCGTTGGCCACCCACGTCTGCGCGTCGGCGCCGGGCAGCGCCACGAACACCGTCCAGTCGATCTCGTAGATGCACATGCCGGTCGGGCGGGTGGCCTGCCACACCGGCCAGCAGTCGTACGCCACGGGCGAGGGCGGCTTGACCTCGTGCGCGGCCAGCGTCGCGGTGCCGGCACCGACCGGCGCGGTGACACCGTCGAGCATGGCGACCAGGTCGCCGCGCTGCTCGGCCTGCGTTCTCAGAACGGCCACCGCTCCCCCTACCCTGACACGAACTTGCGGCGGGACCGTTCCAGCCGTTCGATCTCGGCGTCGAAGCTGGCCAGCCGGGACGGCCCGAACTCATCCGAGCTGATCGTGCCCAGCGGGATCCCGCGGGCGGCGACGTGCCGGCCGCAGCGGCGGAACAGCGCCATCCGCAGCTTGTGCGGGTACGCGTTCGGGTCCCCCGGATACTCCAGCGGGATCCGGCACACGTCGCCCTGGTCCTCGACCTCGCCGGCCAGGACGTCGGCCAGCTCCTCATCGGACATGGACGTGTCGGCCAGCTTCAGCCACGCACGTACCTCGTCGACGTTCGGTACTGCTGCCACAGCCCACCCCCTTTCCGGGGTCCGGGCGGCCGGCCGGGCCGAGCCCAGGCCGTGCGGCCGACCGCCCGGACGTCAGATCAGGAGGCGGACGACGACTTCGAGCTCGACCGGGTCGTGGTGAGCGGGACGACGGGCGCGGTCAGCTTCGTGAACCCGTCCTCCTCGAGGAACCCGAACGCGGTGTAGCCGCCATAGGCGACCTCGACACCGAGGATGGAAGGCTCCACCGCGGAGAGCAGACCGATGCGCTCCTCGTAGAACTCGGCCATGGCCGAGCTGCCCACGATCGCGGTCCCGTCCGGCAGCGACGGTACGACCACCCGGTCGAGTTCGAACATGTTGCCCTCGAACCGGGCAAGGCTCGACTCCCCCGCTCCCCCGTCCGCGGCGCTGGGGAACACCAGCTTGGCGGTGTCGACCACCGGGCCGACCTTGCTCCACACGTCGAGCGCCACCCACAGCCGGTCGGGCAGCCGACCGCAACCTTGGTAGACCAGCGCCGCCGCCTCGTACAACGCCGACGCCCAGCCCTGCAGGTCGTTGGTCGCCACCGTGATCGGGCCGTTCATGCCGGTCGCGGCCGCGAACTTCGTCGTGGTGGCGGCCTCGGTGGCCACGGCGTAGGCGTCGGCCAGATCCTGCACGAGGATGTCCCACGCCGTCGGCGAGGTCCAGTCGATGTCCTGCCGGGAGATGTTGACCGAACCGCCGAACGTTTCCTTCGCGAACTGGATCGGATCGATCTTCATCGGCTGGCTGGGCAGCGCCGTCTTCTCCGCGGCCTGCTTGCCCGCCGTCGCGTGCTGGGTGATGTGCGGGCGAGAGAACTGCGTGCCCGGGATCCCGGTCAGCGACTTCGGCCCCAGCGACGTGATCAGCGGCCGGGACGCGTCGATCGTGTTCAGCACCGGCCCGACCACCGGCACCGGCAGGATCCCGGGGGTGTCGGTGGTGATCTGGTTGGCAGCCCGCTGGAAGGCGTCGGCCTCCCGCATCGCCCGCACCCGGACGCCGGCGGCGTCGGCGCGGGCGCCGAAGATGTTGGCCAGCTCACTGTTGCGGTGGGTCAGCGTGGACAGGTAGTCGATGATGTACGCGCCGGCCGAGGAGTACACCGGCAGCGTGTTCGAGGGCCCGCCGACCGGACGTACCCGGCTGCCGCCGCGCGGACCGGTGGGCAGCACGGCGGATTCCCGCATGGCCTCGAACTCGGCGAGCGGCTTGATCTGTTCGTCGAGCTCGGCCAAGCGCTGGCGGGCGGCGTCGAGGTTGGCTCGTTCGGCCGGGACCAGGTCGCGGCCGTCGCCGGCGTCGACCTGGGACAGCAGATGGTCTACGAAGTCGACCTGCTCCTGGCGCTGTTCGTGCAGGCGCTCGAGCGTGGGGATTGGCATTGGAACTCCCATGGCGGACGTGAGGATTCTTCCTCGCGTGTCCGGCGCGTGGGTGTTCCGTGGTGGCGCGCAATGGCTCCGGCGGAGTCCCGGCAGGGTCGGGCGGCGCGTGGCCTAGACCGACAGGCTATCGCGCCACGCCCGCCACCGGTCCAGATGCGGCGTGTCGGAGCGGGCGGCCTGCCGTTCGCGATGCGCCACGTGGGACACGGTCGCGTCGACGAAGTTGGGCACCGGTGTCAGCGACGTCTCGACCAGTCGGCCCTCCCGCAGCGTGCACCGGTCCAGCGTCTCCACGTCGTCGAGAGTCCACTCCTTGAGGTCGGAGACCTCCCAGTCCTGCAGGATCGGCTGCCAGCCCACCGACAGGCCGGTGAGCACGCCCTGCTGCGCCAGCCGCGCCGCCCGCTGCGCCTCGGCCGAGTCGTCCAGCGCCCACTCCCCCCATAGCCCGTCAGGTCGGGAGTCCCACTTGGAGGCGGTCCCGATCGGGAACGACTCGAAGTCGTGGAACAGCAGCAGCGGCAGCGATGCCGCGGCCTCCTTCGTGGACTTGTCGAAGCAGCCCTGCGCCATGGACAGCAGGAACCAGCCCCGCGACGCCCACGCGTTGTAGGGCACGGCCCGGCCCACCATCGTGCGCAGGCTGCTGGTCGTGTCGACGTCGGTCACCTGACAGGTCATCGCCGGGCCGCCGCGGACCCGGACCTTACGGATCGTCGTCACGTCGGCTCCTTATCCTCGGTGCCGGTCGGGGCCAGCAGGGTCGTGCTGGCGCCCAGGATCGGCATGGCCAGGTACTGGCGGGCCTCGTCCACCGTCAGAATCCCGGCCTGTACGGCCAGGGCCAGGGTCTCAATCGTGGTGGAGAAGTCGTCGCGCGTGAGCTGCAGCCGGTCCAGCCGGACCCGCTGCCCGCGCGGCAGCCACATCATCGACCACACGTCCTCGAAGTCGGCCAGCACCGGCTCGAGCGAGATCCGCAGCAGGTTCGAGAAGTTCGCGCCCGGCGACTGGTAGGTCAGCGTCGCGTTCGGCGCGCCGAGGTAGTAGCCGTCCAGGTTGAACATGTTCGCCACGTCCAGCAGGGACAGCCGGCGGGCGTCGGTGAGCTGCGCGTCATCGGGCGACCAGCCCAGCGGAATGACCTGGGTACCGGCCGGCAGGATGGCCGGTGCCCGGGTCGGGCCGCCGTACTTGCGCAGCCAGTCCAGCTTCGCGGCGCCGGCCTCTTCCTCGCCCAGGTTCGGGTTGTTCGAGATCACCGCCACCGACGGCACCGCCGCGTTCGACAGCGTCTCCTTCTCGTAGATCTCCTGCACCGCGACCCGCTCCAGCGAGCGCAGGTGCTGCTCGACGATGCCGATGCCGCGCACCGGGCAGGCCGGGTCTGCGCCGCGGCGGACGTGCACCACGTTCTTGACGTCGAGTTCGACGCCGTCGACGAGGTAACGCACCGCGCCCGGCTCGTTGGGATCCCAGTCGATGTCGCACCAGGCGGCCGGCAGCCACACCGCCGCGGTCGGCCAACCGGACACCGCATCCCGGGCAGTGATGATGTTGAGACAGTTGCCGTGCAGCAAGTAATCCTGCACCTGCACGCCGATGAACCAGGCCCGGGCGACGTTCGGGTCGGGCTGCTCGAGCAGCCGCGGCCGCGGCAGCAGGGTCGTGCCGCGGTAGGCGTCCATCGGCATCTGCCGGATCGCGCCGCAGTAGATGGCGGTGGCCCGCGACACCGACGGCAGCGCCAGCGCGCTGGCCGGATCCGTGACGTACGGGCCGAGGTCGGTGAGCGGCAGCTCGTGCGGCCAGAGGATGCGATTCCACGGCTGGGTCGGCAGCAGCCCACCGTGCCGGGCGACCGGACCGAACGGGAAATTCAGCGCGCCGGCCACCGCACGGGCGGTGTCAACGGCGTAGCGAACCGGATCAGCGCGCAACCGGTCGAGGGCCTGGCCCACAAACCTGACCGGATCGGGCACAGCGTCAGGATAGCCGTGAAATATATAATTGATATGCATCCTCTGGTGCAGTCCGTACTCCGTTGCGGTCCACGCGCGAGGGCGTCGGTTCATAGGGGTGACCGGCGCCCTTGTGTTGTCACAGGATCCGGAACGGCGCCGGCGGCGGCGGGGCATGGTCGTACGCCCACAGCGCCAGGCTGCCCGCCCGGATCGGCGAGATCTTCGCGTCGGGGCTGGGCCTGCCCCACACCCACCGGTCGCCGACCTCCCGCTTGCCGGCGACATCGGCGGCCGCGTCGAACGCCGGATGCGGGCGTACCCGGGCGGTGCGGTCGGCCAGGCCGCGCAGGAACATCGGCGCCGCGCCGGCCACGTCGTCGAAGGTGGCCGGGTGCAGGTCGATGCCAGCCCGCAGGCACTCATCGCCCACGTCGACGGCCGGGCCCATCCGGTCGTACCAGCGCGCCCGCGGCGCCAACCGCTCGTCGAGCTCGGCCAGGCGGGCCGGCACCCACGACACCCCGGGCCGGAAGTCGACCAGCTCCACGTGCCCGACCCCGACCGCGTCGCGCCAGCCGGCCACGATCGCCGCGGACGCGCCGTCGCGGTCCACGTCCAGAGCGAGCGCGGCCACGCCCGGCGGCGGCAGCGGCGTGAACGCGTCGGCGGCCAGGCCCCACAGCAGCGCGGGGATGGTGCGGTCGGCGGTGATGCCGGTCCACCGGTTGCCGTAGGCGCGGGCGAACTCGTCCACGCCCATGAGCCCGGCCGCGGTTCGCAGCGCCGACAGCCGCAGCGTGAATCCGTTGGCCGGATGATCGGCGGCGACCGCAGCCAGGTCGGTGGGGTCGACGTCGTCGCCGATGGAGTACTCGAAATAGGCCATGCCGGTCGTGGCGCCGGCCTCGGCGGCCAGGCGGCCAGCATCGACGAGCCCTTTGAACCAGGTGGACCTGTAGTTGCCGGCCGTCGAGAACATCCACAGCTGGCCGTCGACGGTCGTGAAGGTCGGCATGATCGCCTGCAGCAGCTCGTCGCCGCGGACCTGGTCGAACGTCCAGCACTCGTCGATGCAGACCAGTCGGTTGGCGGTGGAGTGCAGGGCGTCGTCGGACGGGGCGAAGATCGAATAGATGGAGCCGCTGGGGAACTCGATCGACTCGGAGCCGTTGGACGCGCGGATCTTCGTGAACGGTGGCTTGAACGGCGAGCGCCGCACCCGCGGGACGAGTCCTCTAAGCAGGGTGTCGCGGGCGTGTCGGCGGTCCTGCTGGGTGTACCAGCACAGCCGGTCCGGTTCGGTCAGGCAGATGTGGGTGGCGTTGGAGCCAGAGAGCACCGTCTTGCCGGTTTGGCGCTGCGCGGTGATGACGATGATCGGGTGGGCAAGCTCGCCGGTGGCCGGGTCAATCTCGCGGGCGACGTCGATGGCGTCGTCCTGCCAGGGCATGAACTGCCAGCCCAGTGCGCGGGCGACCTTGGCGACCTTGCGGCCGTGGGTCGGGCGGGTCGGGTCACGAGGGGTTGCCCACCGCGGGCGTGCCGGGGTCGGGCCGGGCGAGATCGGCGAGGAAGTCGGCGACCTGGTCACGGTGCGCTCCTCGGGCGGTCGGGTCCAGGCGCAGCCGGGCCAGGGTTTCGCGGAGTTCGCCGGCGAGGCGGGCGGTGACCCACCGGTCGTTGGCGCCGGCGGCGCCGTCCAGCGAGCGGGCCAGGGTACGCGCGAGCGCGATCAGACCGGCATCGAGTTCGCCGACCGACTTGTCGCGCTGGGCGGCCCGGACCGCCTTGTCGACGGCGACCTCGACGCGGCCCTTGACCGGGCGGCGGGCGGGGAACAGCGGTGGCTGCTCGCCGGCGGGGCGGCGGGGCATCTAGTCCAGCAGCAGCAGCGCCACGGTGGCGCCGCCCAGCATGAGCACCAGGACGAGGAGCAGGGCCATGGCGTGGCCGAGGCCGCGGCGCTGCTCGGCGCCGAGCTCGAGCTCGTCCTCGACGTTGATGAGGCGGGTGTGTACCGCATCGAGCATCTGCTGCTGGTCGGTGATCGCGGCGAGCACGGCCGGGGCGAACTCATTGGCGAGGTAGCCGGTGCGATCGAGCGTCGTCTTCTGCGCGCCGCCCGCGGTGTACTTGCTACTGGCGGGATCGATGTCGTAGTCCCACACGTCCTTGGCGCTCACGTCGCCTTCCTTCCAGTCGGCCACGCTCTGTCCCGTCAGGACGGACAGCAGGGCCTGCTTGTTGGCCAGACTCGTGGTCTGGTCACGGTTCTCGGACAGATGGATGTGCCACAGGTGCGAGGAGTCCGACGTGACCGCGTACCCGTAGCGGGTGTCCCAGCCCTCGACGTAGGAGTCCGCGTCGGCCTGGCCGTAGAACTCCCGCCAGCCATTCAACCGCGGATCGTCGGGATCCTGCGCCGAGGCGAGCAGCCGCGACGTGTACCGGTCGATGGTGGTGTAGTCGCCGAGCTGGGCATCGGGGAACGTCCAGTCAATCGCACCCGCCTTGTCCGGCGGGCCACCCTTGTCGGGCGGGTCGGTCACCGAGTAGTCGTACGGGCTGTTCTGGTTGCGGGTCCCGTGGTAGCCCGGCTTGTTAGCGGCGATCCCGCCGAGCTGGCTGCCCGGCTCCAGCAGGGACAGCTGCTGCCACAGCCACCACATTTCGTCGGTGATGGCGCCGGGGTTCGGGTTCGCGCCGTACGGCGACACCGCCAACGGCGTCCCACCCGGGCAGCCCACCTGCCGACGAGGCCGCTCCATCAGCGTCGCCTCGTCAGCAGCAGTGCGACGAACGCCGCGGTGCCGGTCACGCCCAGGCCGAACCCCAGGAACCACACGACCGGTGCCGGCAGGCCCAGCTGCGCGGCCAGAATGTTGAGCAGTGTCGCCAGTACGGCGATGCCGACCAGCAGCTCGGCCCGCAGCTGCCGGGCATGTTGCCGGTTCGTCTCGTCCTCCAGCGGGGTTCGGGTCACCGCACACCGCCGAACAGGATCGACGCGAGCGCCGCGCCTGCCACGATCCCGCAAAGCATGCCCGCGATCACACTCGTCGCCCAACACACTCTATCCATTGTGGATACAAGTTCGCGCGTTTTCATCGAAACTCCTCACTATTCATCGTGTTCTTCCCGGTATCCCCCGCTGCTGGGGAGAGAAATGGACAAGCG